GAGTTATATGGATTAAAAACTAATACAATTTTGAGTGAAGACCTTACTCAAACATCAAGTGTAATAAAAACACAGGCTGCAGGTAACTTTACAGTAGGTTTTCCTGATAAAAATGGATTAATTAAGATAGATGATGAAATTATATTCTATGAGACTAAGACAGATAGCAATTTTGAGGGGTGTAGAAGAGGTTTTAGTGGCATTACAAGTCATATTGGGTCAAATACACCAGACAAACTGGTATTTTCCTCCTCAGTAGGTGCTGCACACACTGATGGTGCTGTAATTGAGAACTTGAATATACTATTTTTGCAAGAATTCTTCAAAAAAGTCAAAACTCAGTTTGCACCAGGCTTTACAGATAGACCTTTTGCTCCAAATGTAGACCAAAGAAACTTTATTTTCAATAACGAGAGCTTCTATAGTGCTAAAGGAACAGATAGTGCTTTTGAAATACTCTTTAAAGC